ACGCGTATGGATTCAACCTGTACCAACTAAGTTTAACGTTCTAGGTGTTCAACAACTAGCCAAAGCTTACGAAGAGTCATATAGTAACGCTACAGCTGGCGCAATGTGTAAACGCCCTTATGCGGTTACAAGGTGGTTTGGTATTTGACATTTAGTATTAAATTCACACCAGATTTATTCTGGTGTGAATTTATTATGTTTACTAAAGTTTTCAAACGCCGTTAATATCTGTAAATTGAATTCATTATGTAAACCGCATATAACGTCTGATACTAGGGGGCAAATGTGATCGACGTGATGGGTTATCCCTGTTTCTGCCGTCAACCTTTTAGCCTCAATATAAAAATCATTGATTTTATTTTTATTCGCCCAAGAAACACTGGCATCTTTCATTGCAGATCTTCTTCTTGCTGATTTTTCAACATTTAAGTGTGGATGTTTTAAGTAAAATCTTTTAGCGCTCGCTTTCAGTCTCTCAGGATTTATTTTTCCCCATTCTTTTATACGAGCATTAATTACGTCTTTATTATCCATGTGATATTTAGCGTGCCTTTCCCGTTCACTATCGATATTATCTTTTCGGTATTGAGCAGCCCATTCACGGTTACATTCTTTACATGTATATTGAAACCCGTCTTTTTCTTTTGAGGCATTATCAAATTCACCAAGCGTTTTTAATGAAAAACATTTAGTGCATTGTTTGGTTAGGATGTTTTTGTTTTCTTCGCAGTACTGACAATATTCTTCTTGCTTTTGCTTGATTGATTTTTTTATTTCAATTGGATCGTATTTACCTTCACGCTGAAGTTTTAATGTTTTATTGCGCTTTAAATTTAATTTGGTTTTATTTTTCTTGCGATATTCTTTTATATATTCGTAAGAGCATTGTTTGCACTTGTAAGCTAGACCGTCTGCATGTTTTGAGCATTTTGAAAAATCATAAAATTCTTTGTTGGTGTTGCAGGATTTACATACCTTCATTATTCACCCATTCAGCAAATTTCATTTAGAATTAAATCAAGCCAGTCGGGTAATGACTCCCGACGTTCGCGCCGTCGCGCTAGACTTGATTGATTATTATAGCATGTTTATCATCTTCTCGGCGCATGCCCTGGGTGGGCTTTATTACAAGTATCAACTCTATACAAATAACACGCCTTAACAAATTTAGAGCCTTGAAATCCGTAATCTTTTACACATGACTGATAAATTTCCCGACCTGAGCATATGTTTGCACCCGCATGACAAGGAAACGCCAAAACCATTAAAAATAAATATTTATACATAACCCACTCAACTCGTTAATTAAAAAACCATAATATATTAATTATCGTGCTATGTCAATCTATACGATATAGTTTCTCGCTTTAACCGGCTAAAGCGATTTTAAGATTTAGGCGAATTGGGCGAATTGGGCGAAAAATTTGCGCCCAGTTTTGGCATGTAGCACCCGCACCTTTAGGGTGGTAAACTGGGATTGACTTTATTTAGGAGATTAAGCCCAATGTTTTACGTTTATTCGACAGCTACGTGTCCAATTGCTTACGCAGTTTATGAAGATAATAAGAACACAGATTTAGGTGTTATTAAAAAACGTACGGATGGAAGCCCTATTAAGATCATCATTAATGGTGGACATGGTGTTGCTAACAAACATTTTGTAACTCCAAAAGGTGTATGTACGATTGTTAACGATCAAGATATGGAAATTTTGTTAGAAGATCGACTTTTTAAAAAACACATGAACGCCGGTTTTATGTCTTACGATAAAAAAGAAGTTTCAACAGAGAAAAAAGCCGCAAACATGGCAAGAAAAGATAGGTCTGCACCGTTAACCCCGGATGATTTTGACGAGGGCGAAGCGTCTTCGAGTGAAACTAAGGTGTATAAAAAGAAGGGAATAAAATAAATGACCTGCACAACACCGCTTACGTTTGATTACGCTACGTTTACGGGACAAGTTCCCGCTTATTCGGACATTACCGACTACCCTGAAGCCACGCTACAGGCTTATTGGGATACAGCTATATTTTATGTGAGTGACGTTGCAAACAGTGGTTCTGTTACATGTGAAAAACGTCAGTACGCCATTAATTTAATGGTCGCCCACTTGGTGTATATAGCCGGTCTAATTGCCGCCGGACAAGTTCCAGGATTAGTGCAAAACGCAACGGTCGATAAAGTAAACGTAACACTCACACCGCCCCCATTAAAAAATCAGTGGCAGTGGTGGTTATCTTTATCTCCTTATGGCCAACAATTGTACGCTTTATTGCAAGCTAATTCTGTCGGTGGGTATTATATTGGTGGTTCACCGGTGATGGCAGACTTTCGTTTTGGTAACTTTGGTCGTTCAGATGTTTCTGGTTTGGTGTGAAAGTAACTCGGGTAACGACAAGGGCAGATCACGCATTAAGCGTTGCACTTAAAGAGTTAGCTAGTAAAAAAGTAGGTAAAGTCGGGTGGTTTGAAAAATCAAGATATCCGGACGAAGATGCGACGCAAGTGGCTTATGTTGCTGCACAAAACGAGTACGGAAACCCAAATAAAAACATCCCTGCTCGTCCGTTTATGCGGCCAACAATTGCGGCGCAAGAAAACACATGGAAGAAAGTGGCCGAACAGGGCGCAAGAAATATTTTAAAGGGCAATCAAACATCCGGTGATGCATTGGAGATGCTTGGTTTAAAAGCTGTGGGAGATATTAAAAAAACAATATCTAAGATTCTGACGCCTCCCCTGGCGCAAAGCACAATTAATGCGAGACTTGCAAGGCATTCCGATAAACAGACGGTCGGGAAACTTACCAAGCCTTTGATTGATACCGGCTTAATGTTTGCGACACTCACGAACACCGTAGAGGACGAATGATGTCAGGAATCCCAGGTCAGAATCTTTTAAACATGGCTTTAACCGTTATTGCCAAGCAAACTATTCAATACTATCAATATTCGTCGCGATCTTTAAACGTCATTGGTCAAGATGTGACTTTGTATTTGGACGTGGTAAACATCGTTGGAAGCTGGCAGCCTGTTCCTAGAAATTTATACATGTCTTACGGTTTAGACTTACAAAAAGAATATTTTACTTTTTACACATCTAATAATGTATTAGACATTGAACGTGATGTATCGGGCGATCAAGTTGCTTTCCTTGGTAAACTTTATCAATGTCAGTCGAACATAGATTGGTATAATTTAGATGGTTGGAAAGGAATTCTTTGCGTTCATATAGGGGCGTTATAATGGTTTTGACTGATAATGCTGTAATACAAATATTTTTGCCTATTTTAAATAACGGATTAACATCTGGTGGTTTTGCTGACGTTACAGTCAAGCAAGCAAACCAACCAACACAGCAAGGAATACAATCGAATCCCGCGTTATATTTTTTCAAAGTCACATCGAAAAGATACGGATATTTAGGAAGATTAAGCGTTTGGGACGAGGATGATGTGGAGATGGTTCACACGGAAACGCAATATATTGAAAGCGCTTGGCAAGTTTCTGCATTGGTATTGCAGCAACCATCAACGCCGACACAATACACAGCTTCAGATTTAGTAAACGAAGCTGCTAGCATTATGCAAAGCGACTCAACTCGCGATATACTAAACCAATCAGGCATCGGTATTTTGAGAGTGACGGACTTGATTAACCCTTATTTTGTAGATGACAGGGATAATTTCGAAGCGTCACCGTCGTTTGATTTTGTTTTGACTTACGAAAATACAAGAACGAGCGAAGGCACGTTTGTCTCAGAATTTAACGCTAATATTATCGGAGTATAAAATGGCTATCAGTTTAAGCAAATATGTAGATATTACCTCGGGTGTGGGGGGTGCGGCGGTTGCTTCTACGCGAACGCTGGTAGGCCGTTTGTTTACTGCAAACGCACTTTTGCCGACGAACACTTTTTTAGAATTTAGCGAAGCGGCATCTGTTGGAACTTATTTTGGCACAACCTCTGAAGAATATTTAAGAGCTGTGTTTTACTTTTCTTGGGTTAGTAAGAACATCACTACACCAAGAACAATTCAGTTTGCAAGATGGGCTAATGCTGCGGTTGCTCCGACGATTCGAAGTGTAGAGGCTAACGCGACAACTTTGGCTTTGTGGCAAGCTGTAACAGCCGGATCGTTCGGTCTAACAATCGGCGGCACTGTTGAAACTTTTTCATCTTTAGACTTTAGTGGTGACGGAAGTTTGGCAGATGTTGCGGCAACGTTAGAAACGGCGGTACAGACAGGAACGGGCACACAGTTCACGTCTGCAACGGTTACATATAACGCAACCACTGTTGGTTTTGATTTTACAGGTGGTGAAGCAGTTGACGCGGCTATTTCGATTCAAGTTGCCGGTGGTGGTACTGATATCACACCTAAAACTTTGTTGGGGTGGTTGCCAGTTTCGGTTAATGACGGAAAAGGCAACGCAACAATCGGCGCTATTATTTCGGACGGGTCTGCGATTCAACCGGTTACTGACATTTTGACGGAATCGGCTGACGGTTCTAATAACTTTGGTTCGTTTTTGTTTTTGACTAACTTAAGTTTAACTTTGGCTCAAGCGGTCGAAGCGGCGGAATGGAATGCGCTTCAAAACGTAGCTTTCATGTTTACCGTTGCGGTAACGACCGCAAATGTTACATCGTGGACGGGTGGATTAAGTGCAATCGGCGGCGTTGGCTTGACGGTTTCTGACACTGCTGACGAGTATCCTGAACAAATGCCAATGATGATTGAAGCGGCAACAAACTATGCTGCGGTCAATTCTGTACAAAATTACATGTTCCAAATTTTTGCTGGAGTTACTGCAAGCGTAACAACCAACACGCAATCTGCTGCCTATGATGCATTGTCGGTTAATTATTATGGCTCAACACAAACTGCCGGACAGTTAATCAGTTTTTATCAGCGCGGACTTTTGCAAGGTTCATCTGTAAGCACCAACATCGTCGATATGAATACTTACGTCAACGAGATCTGGTTGAAAGATGCCGCAGCGGTTTCCATTGTTAACTTGTTGCTTGGATTGGCTAAGGTTTCAGCAAACGAGCAAGGGCGCGGTCAAATTCTGTCAGTGCTTCAGGACGTAATTGATTTGGCATTAACGAACGGGACAATAAGTGTTGGAAAAACTTTAACATCATTGCAAAAGTCGTTTATTACTACGGAAACAAACGACAATAAAGCATGGTATCAAGTTCAAAATTCCGGCTATTGGCTTGACTGTCAAATTCTTCCTATTGCGGGTGTAACACCGACGCAATACGAGGCTGATTACACGTTGATTTATTCGAAAGATGACGTCATTCGGAAAGTTGTTGGAACGCAGGTCTTAATTTAATACGAGGTTATTATGCAAAATATTTCAGGTTTCGGTTTAATAGCTAACGTTAGGGCATCAAATACGTTTCCTCTCGGCATTCCGTTAACCCAGTTTGCCGACGATTCAGATCCACTTGACGTTCCCAGCTTGCAAATAGGTGAGGCGGCAATGGGTTTAAATGGTGATTTGATCGCATGGTCTAAGGCCAACCCGATTCAAGTTACTTTGAACCTTTTGCCAAACACGGTTGATGATATTGAGATGTCTCTTTTGTTTGAAGCGAATCGAGTCGGTCGCGGAAAAATTGGTGCTAGAGATGTGATCACATTAACACTGCTTTACCCTTCAGGAAACTTTGTGACATTAAGTTCTGGCGTTATTATTGACGGTTCACCATCAAGCTCTGTTGCAAGTGCCGGTCGATTAAAGTCAAAAACTTATAACTTCTCATTTGAAAGCAAGGTGGGCGCGTGATAGAACCAAAAGCAGTATCAATTGACGGAAAAGATTTTATTTTATCTAAGTTTCCAGCAGTTTCAGGACGTGAGATTATTGCAAAATATCCCCTTTCAGGTATGCCAAAGCTCGGTGACTATCAATTGAACGAAGAAACCATGCTTAAATTGATGTCTTATGTAGCTGTTAAAATTAACGATGCTCCCGTGTGTTTAACGACGCGCGGGCTTGTTGATAACCATGCCGGAAGCTGGGAAACTTTAGCTAAAATTGAAATTGCCATGATGGAGTACAATTGCAGTTTTTTTCAGGACGGGCGGATCTCGAATTTCTTCGACGATTTCGCTCAGAAGCTCCCAGTGTGGATTTCCAAAATGTTGACGGGCTTATCGGAGCAATTGTTGCAGACGGAAAAGCCACCCTCTACGAGCTAAAAACAATTTATAGCCTGGAGGATGCTTTTGATTTGTTCGAGATTATTTCAGTGTCACGTTATAACGAACACTTAGCAATTCAACACGCTAAGAAGAAAAGCAAGGGGTAATAAATGTCCATCTTGGAAACTTTTTACATTCTTTTTAAATCAGATGCATCCGAAGTTAAAAAGGGTGCTGAAGAGGCAAAAAAATCCACCGCAAATTTAGAGTCAAGTCTAAAAAATATTGATAAAACCAGTGAGCGAGCTGGCCAATCTTTTTTAACTTTGGCAAAATCTGCGGGTGGCGTGCTTGGGGCGTTTGCTTCAGCCGGTGCTGTTTTCGGTGGATTAAAGAATGCGGTGGGCTCGATGAAGGAGCTTGGAGACGCAGCGCGTGACTTGAACGTTAATGCCGAATCACTGGATGCATGGGGTAATGCTGTTCAGCGCACTGGCGGCACTGCCAGGGGCTTTCAAAGCTCTTTAAAAAGTCTGTCAGTAAGTTTGAATTCAACTGCGGCTGTTGCGTTGCAATCACTTCCGGCAATTGCTGATTCTTTTGAAAAGATGAACGATGCGCAAGCGAATCGCTATGGTAAATCGTTGGGGATAGATCAAGCCACCATTTACCTGTTGCAAAAAGGGCGTCGTGAAGTAGAAGACACGATTAAAAAGCAAAAAGAACTTGGGTTGATTACAAAAGAACAAGTTGTAATTACGCGTAATTATGACAATGCATTGTATGACTTGGGTCGCGTCTTTAATTCGTTTGCTCGTGAAGCTGCCTTACCTATTCTTCCTGCTTTGCAAAAAGGTTTTGAGTATTTAATACAGCATAAAGATTTAATTCAAGGCGCAATGATTGCCATTACCGGCGCAGTGGGTGCAATGGGTGTTGCTTTTGCAGTTGCACAGCCTGGTATCGCATTAGTGACCGGTGCATTAGTAGCGTTTACAGCTGCTTATGAAGATTATCAAAAATTTAAAAAGGGAGCTCCGTCGGTTATAGGAACCTTAAAAGATAATTTTCAAGGGTTGGAAGAAACAATATCAAATAAAATACCAAGCCCAATCAAGCGAGCGTTTGCGGCAGGTAAAAAATACACATCCAACAATGCGATCATGGGCTATGGATCAGGTTTTAATCTTCCCTCATCAAAATCTATAGGTGGTCAAGGCGTCGGTGGCAATAGTAAATCCATGAGCATTGGCGATGTTACCATTCAAACAAACGCCACGAACGGAAAAG